TGGCAGGCGTGGGCGACCTACGCCGACGCCAGCAAGGCCGTGATCGACTCGGGCAACTTCCGCCTCGAAGACGCGCTCGCGGTCGGCGACGTGCGGACCACCGCGCAACAGAACATCGACGCCATACAGGCGATGCTGACCGGCAACGCCGCCGAGGGTGTTCGCCGATACAAGATCAACAACCGGGAGCTTGAACGCTACAGCGTGGCGGAACTCCTACAACTGCTCTCCTACTGGAAGGCCGAACTCAAGAGGGAGGAACGGCTCGAAGCCGGACGCTCCACGCTCGGCCCGCGCATCGCCGTCCGCTTCTAACCGCCATGGGACTTTTCGACCGCATCCGCCGACGTTCCGAGCCATCCGCACCCGTGGAGGCCCGCCCGATCATGACCGCGCTGCCGCCCCGCCGGTCGGCCGAGCCATCGGTGACCGTCGCCCCGCAGCCGGACAACTCGAAGCCTGGCCGCATCTTTGGCAAGCGCATCTTCCAAGCGGCCGGCACCGGCCGGCTCGAAAACTCATGGGTCGGCACGCCGACAAGCATCGACGCGTGGATTTACCAGCATTGGAGTATGTTGGTCGCCCGCTCGCGCGAGCAGGGGCAGAACAACGACCACGCTCGGAAGTTCGTGCAGCTCTGCCGGGACAACATCGCCGGGCCCACCGGGTTCGCGCTGATGGCGAACGTGAAAGACCCGAACGGCACGCCCGATACGCTGGCATCGACGGCGATCGAGGACGCGTTCGAGCGGTTCTCGAAGCGCAAGAACTTCGACGTCTCGCGCATGCTCAGCCGGAAGGCCGTCGAGAGGCTGATCGCCTCGACGCTGCCGACCGACGGCGAGTTCATCGCGATTGCCCGATACGGCCGGAACCTCAACGAGTTCGGGTTCGCCGTGCAGGTCGTGGACCCGATCCTTCTCGACCCGTCGCACTATCAGGACCTCGGCAACGGCCGGGTGATCCGTCACGGCATCGAGTTCGACGAGAACAACGCGCCGGTCGCCTACCACTTCCGCCGCATGGACGAGCGGCAGATGGGATACGTGCAGGGCATGGGCCGCGACTACGACCGCGTGCCGGCCGAGAACGTGTGCCACATCTTCCTTCCCGAAGTCGTCGGCCAGAAGCGCGGGCTCCCATGGATGCGCACCGCGCTCTGGCGCATGCGCATGCTCGGTGGGTTCGAAGACGCCGCGCTCGTCAACGCCCGCGTGGGCGCGGCCAAGATGGGATTCTTCCGCGATCCGAACGGCGACGAGGTCGAGGCCGACGAGCTGCCGATGGATGGCGACCCCGGGACGTTCGAGGACATCGGCAACCGCGAGTTCGTGCCGTTCAGCCCGCAGTTCCCCGAGCAGTCGATCGACCCGTTCACGAAGACGCTCTTGCGGTCCATCGCGTCCGGTCTGGGCGTCTCCTACAACAACCTCGCGAGCGATCTAACATCCGTGAATTTCAGCTCCATCCGGCAAGGTGCGCTCGACGAGCGCGAAGTCTGGAAGGGCCTGCAAGAGATGGTGATCGAGCAGTGGAACGAGTGGCTGTTCGAGCGGTGGCTTCAGCGGTCCCTGCTCGCCGAGGCGATCACCGTGGCGGGCAAGCCGCTACGATACGACCGCATTGAGAAATACAAGGCCGTGTCGTGGCAGGGCCGCCGCTGGGGATGGATCGACCCGCAAGCCGAGATGTCGGCGAACGAGAAGGCGATCGCCATGCGGATCAAGACCCGCTCCGAGGTCATCCGCGAGACGTCCGGCCGCGACTCTGCCGACGTGTGGGCCGAGTGCGCCCGAGACGATGCCGACATGGCGAAGCTCGGCGTCAAGCCCGAGCCGGTGCCCGGCTCACCCGTTCCCGCCAGTTCTAACAACAATCAACCCGACCCCACCGAATGAACAACGACGCCACACCAAACGCCGGGCAGGCGCACGCCTCGCTATCAACGACCGGCACCGCCTCCACGCTGGCGGAGCTCGGCTACACCTTCGACGCTGAAACCGACTCGCTTGTCGTGCAGGCCATCGGTGGAGACGTCCGCTTCACAGTCAACGGCACGACCCCGACGACATCGCTCGGGCTCAAGCTGTCCGACGGGGACTGGATCGAACTCGGCCGCAACGAGGCCGAGGCCGCGAAGTTCATCACCGCCTCAGGCACTCCGAAACTCGAAATCGCCGCCTACATCGCATGAAGCTACTAAAGAAAGCAGGGGTCACCCTATCAAGCATCGTGGCCGCGCTCGGGTTCACGCCGCGACGGAAATACGGCGTTGTGACCGTCACGCTCGCGGATGGTTCTCAGGAAGAGTTCGTGCCATCGGCCAACACCGACGCGGCCCGCGGTCTCGCGCTTGAAGCGGCGATGGCCTACGCGACGGCCGGGAGCACGGTGGACTTGTCGCCTGGTGCTTACGACGTGGCCAAGGCGACCACACAGATTATTTCTGTCGCCACTCACTATCAGATTCTCGCCGGAATGACGATCCGGCTGAACGGTGCCCGCCTCTATCACCAAACAGCGTTCAACGGCGCGGTGTTCTTTGGTGCTGATACGGTGGACGGTTGGAGCATTCTCGGACCCGGAGTAATCGAAGGGACTGTTTCAACCCCGACAGGATCACCTTCGGGCGAGATCGGAATCAACACCAAAACAAGCCACCGTTGGTTGATCTACGGCATCACGGTCAGATACTTCAAGAACACTGGAATCCAAGCAAACTCTTCGAGCTATTCGACAGGCGACTACGGTTCAGGCAAGGTAAGCACCGGTCGGATCATCGGTTGCAACATCGACCTGAACAACATCGGCTTCGCAAATTACGCTGGATCCGAATACATCTTGCTTGACGGCTGCACTCTCAACAAGAACCTGACGGCCGCGGACATCTACGCCGGAAACACCCGCTTCCTCGGATGCGAGGCTACCTACAACACCAACTATGCGCTCCGCATTCGTGACGGTGGAAACGACGGTCACGGCATTTGGAATGGTGGGTCTATCAACCACAATGCCGGGTTTGCCCTCGCTGTGGAGGCAAACATGGTCAATGGCTTCACCTTCACAGGTGCGCACCTCTACGCTGATTCGGCGACAACGAACAAGATCCAGTCGTTAGGAGGCGGGCTGACATTCGTCGGCTGCATCATCGACTCACCTTTCTACGCGTCGGCCACCCCGAGCGGTCTCAACATCGTGTCGGGATCACACTTCCCGCTTGGAACAGTATCGGCTGCTCAGGCCGTCAGCGATCTATCAGCGGCCGAGCGGTTGAAGTGGGCGTTCATCGACAACTGCACGCTCGCTGGCGGCTACGCCAACAACGACACACAGGTCTATTCGTTCGCGGACAACACAGCCGCGCTTGCCGGTGGCCTGACCGCTGGTCGCCGCTACCGCAAGACCACCACGAACGAGGTCTGTGAGGTCATCTGACAAAACCCCACTCGACCCTAAAGACGACATCCGCCACCGTCGCCCGCAATGAGGCCCCGCCCGTTCATCACCCCTGGCATGATCCTGACCCGCGACGCGGGCGGCACCGTTCCGCGTGTGCAGCCTGATGGAGACATGGTCTATCGGATGTTCGGGATCGAGGCCAATACGCTCGACAAGGACAAGCGGACGATCGAATTCACGTTCTCGTCCGACATCGAGCTTGAACGCTGGCCGGGCGTCATCGAAGTGCTCAGCCATGACGACGGGGCGGTTGACCTGTCCCGCCTCCGCAATGGAGCACCCCTTCTCTTCAATCACAACCCTGACGAATACATCGGAGTAATCGAAAGCGCGACGATCGGAGCGGACCGGAAAGGCCGGTGCGTGGTCCGATTCAGCACTAACGAGGACGCCGAGGAAGTCTGGCAAGACGTGCAGGACGGAATCCTGAGAAACGTCTCTGTCGGATACCGCATCAAGGAAGTGAAACTCGCGGAAGAGCGCGAGAACGGCACGGACGTTTACCGGGTCAACAAGTGGGAACCTTACGAGGTCTCCATTGTCACGATCCCGGCCGACATCTCTGTCGGAATTGGCCGAAACGCCCGTTCGCTCTTCACCAAACCTAACACCTCACATCGAAACATCATGAATCGCGACCAGATCATCGCCATGCTCCGCCAGCTCAACGTCTCGTTCAACGAGTCCGCGACTGATGCCGAGCTTTCCGCCCTGCTCCAGCGTTCCATCCCGGCCGCTCCGCAGAATCCTCCCACCCCCGCCCCCGCTCCCGCACCGACCGCTCAGCGTTCCGTGCAGGTGAACGAGCAGCCTCCCGCCGACGGTGCCAAAGCCGAACGCGAGCGCATCCGCTCGATCTTCGAAGCGGGCCGTCAGTATGAAGCGACCGAACTCGCACAGGAGGCCGTCGAAAAAGGCCACACCGTCGAGCAGTTCCGCGCTGCGCTGGTCGATCACCTCGACAAGCGCAACAAGGCCGTCGTCGATGGCACGAAGCCCATCGGCCTCTCCGAGAAGGAAGCCCGCGGGTTCTCGTTCATCAAGCTGTTCCGCCACCTCGCGGCCGAGCCCGATCAGAAGATTCGCACCCAGAAGGATTGCGAGTTCGAGCTTGAAGCGTGCCGCACCGCCGCCGACCAGCTCACGCACCGCACCGCGAAGGGCACGGTCATCCCGACCGACGTCCTGCTTCAGCCGCTCGTCGGCCAGCGTGCCGACACCATCGTCGGTGCCAAGACCGCCTCGGGCTACACCAACGCCGGCACGAACTCGATCCAGACGTTGCTGCTCACTTCGAGCTTCATCGACCTGCTCCGCAACCGTTCGTTCCTCATGCGCCTGGTGACCGAGCTGTCCGGCCTCGTCGGCAACATCGACATTCCGAAGCAGCTCACCGGCCCCGCCGCGAGCTGGATCGGTGAAGATGAAGCCGCGGAGTCGACCGGCATCACGTTCGGCCTGGTGAGCCTCCGCCCGAAGACGCTCTCCGCCCGCGGCGAGCTGACCCGGAAGCTGCTCATGCAGAACTCGCTCGGCGTGGAGGCTCTGTTCCGCCGCGACCTCGCGACCGTCATGGCGCTCGCCATTGACACCGCGGGCATCTACGGCACGAACGCGAACAACCAGCCAAAGGGCCTGACCATTCAGAGCGGCATCAACACCGCTTACTGGAACACCGACGACAAGCCGACCTTCGCGGAGCTTGTCGCGATGGAAACCGAGATCGCGGCCGACAACGCCGACGTCGGTTCCATGGCCTACGTGTTCAACGCCCGCATGCGCGGCCACATGAAGACCACCCGGAAATTCTCCGACGGTCTCGACGGCACCATCTGGGAGGCTGGAAACACCGTGAACGGCTACGGCACCGAAGTTTCCAACGCCATCGCTACCGGCGACGTCGTGTTCGGCAACTGGGCCGACCTGCTTCTCGGCATGTGGGGCGGCATGGACGTCACGGTCGACCCCTACACGCACAGCGACAAGGGCCGCATCCGCATCACTCAGTTCCAGGACGTGGACTTCACGATCCGCCGCGCTGAGAGCTTCAGCTACTTCAGCACGAACCCGGCCTGATCGGGACTGACTGACTGAAATCCTCAAGGGGCGGGTGGGTGACTGCCCGCCCCTTTTTTGAACCGAAACCAAAGCACCAACACCATGAATATCCGTCTCCTGAAAGACATGGGCATCGATGGCAAGCACACGCCCGCCGGAACCGTCATCGAGGCCGACGCCGGGTTTGCTCGCTATCAGATTTCGCTTGGCCGAGCCGAAGCCGTGGGTTCCGAAGTCAAGCCCGCGAAGGGAGTGATCAGCACGACCGAAGGACTCGCCCCGGTCCCTGAGAACGAGCCCGAACCCGAGAAGCCCAAGAAGCCCGCGAAATGATCCGCGACCCGCTGGCCGTGTTCGTGAAGGACTTCGCCGAAGACGACGACATCGTCTTCGAGTGGGAGGACGATGGGCCGCAATCGAAGAGCCTCAAAGGCATCTTCGACAACTCATACACGGACGCGGCCACCGGCGAGACGGTGCTCGATACGACCGAACCGCGGGTCACCGCGTTGGCGTCGGACGCCATGGACATACCGCGTGAGGCGACCACCACGATCCGCGGGAAACTCTACTCGGTGACACAGGTCCAGCCGGACGGCACCGGGTTCGCGATCATCCAACTGACCCAAGAGTCATGAGAGGGTTCCTGGCATTCGTCGGCTGGATCCTTCTCTGGTGGGCCATCATCTACGTCGTCCAACAGATTTCCCGATGAGCATCGAGGGCAACAAGTTCGAACCGGCCGCAGCGCACAACCTTCTGGCGCTGTTCGTCGAATACGACTGGTCGCGCATCCGCGACCTGCTCGGCGTGCTTCAGAAGGACATGAAGGCCGCGCTCAGGACGGCCGTCCGGCAAACGGGGCAATGGGCGAACCGCGAAGGGGCGCGAGGTCTGGCCAAGGCCGCCAACGTCCCGCTCCACACGCTTCGCCGGGGCCTCCGCCTCAAGTTCCAGTATCAGTCGTTCAAGGGCGGATACTCGACCGCCCGCCTCTGGTATGGACTCAACCCGATCGGGCTGAAATACCTCGGGGCGCGGCAACAGAAGAAAGGCGTTCGCGCTCGCGGCACGACCTACAAGGGCGCGTTTATCTCCGCCGAGTTGGGTGGCCATGCGTTCCGCCGTGTAGGCAAGGACCGCCTCCCGCTTGAAGACGTCGACTTCGCCATCGTCGAAAAGGGCATGGCCTACCTCGCCGAGTTCGAGGGGAAGGTCGCCGCGAAGTTCGTCGAGTTCTTTTTCGCCGCTCTTGATAAAGCCGCCGGTCGTGAGATCGGCGAATCCGCCGCCATCGCCGGTGGCTTCAACATCGCCCGCGCATGATCCAGCCCGTCAACCTCGAACTCCTACACGCCGAAATTCGCGGGCAACTCGCCACGAGATTCCCGTCCGCAACGGTCGCGTTCTACAGCCGCCCAGGCGACAAGATCGCAACGCCCGGCATTCTGCTCGAACTGGAAGACATGCCGGTCCAAGAGCCCGGCGACATCGGCACCGATCAACTGCCCGTCTACCTCAACTTCAACGCTTACGCCGTGCTCGACTACAAGGCCGGCAGCAAGCAAGCCGTCCGCTTGTTCGCCGCCGAGATCATGGCGTTCGTGAAGGGGCAGCGTTGGGACCGTGAGGTCACCGGGGCGCAAGTAGTCGGAGCGTTCCCCGACGTCATCCAAGGCAAGGAAGACGCCTATGAGGTCATGCGCGTCGAGTTCCAACACGAGGCGCTTCTCGGGCAGGACGTTTGGAGGCTCGACCAATTCGACAACGAGGGCAATCTCCGCCCGTTGGCCACCACCGTCTATTCCGCCGACGCGATGCCGGAAGGCTCGGAGCTTGGCGAGCCTGCTCAACTCTACCCCTGCGACTGCCAAGCACCATGAGCGCCGAAATCGGAGAACTGCAACGCCGCCTCGCGAACCTGTTCCGCGTGGGCAAGGTCGTCGAGGTGGACCGCGCGGCCGCGCGTGTCAAGGTCGAGTTCCAAGGCGTCACCACGGCGTGGATTCCATGGATGACCGGCCGGGCCGGTGCGGTGAAAGACTGGAACCCGCCGAGCGTCGGCGAGCAAGTATGCGTCTGCTCTCCCGCGGGCGAGCTTGACGCGGCTTTCGTGATGCCCGGGTCGATCAACACGACCGCGAACGCCGCGCCGACCAATGGCGCCAACGTCTACCGGCTCGACATCCCGGCGGGCGGCACGTTCGAAATCCGATGCGGATCGAGCACGCTCACGTTCGCGGGCGGGAAGATCACCCTCAACTGCAACCTCGAAACCTCGGCCGACGTGAAGGCCGGGACAATCTCCCTGAAGACCCACACGCACACGCACACGAACCCCGAACCTGCGCCGACCGGCGCACCGATCCCATGAAAACCGCACTCATCATCATCGCCGCCGCCGCTCTCACGAGCTGCGTGACCACCACGACCACCACGACCGCGCCGGATGGCACCGTGACGCGGACGGAAACCACCGCCCCGGACGCCGCCAGCGTCGCAGCCGCTCACGCGCTGGCGACGGACATCGCTCGGGCACACGTGATCCCTGAAAAATGAACATGCTCCCGAACAGCCACCCGATGGCGAAACAGGCCGTCGTCGAGGCCCTCGCCGTGAAGGCCCTCGCGCAAGCAGGACACACCGCGATCCCACCGTTTTTCCTGGTGGGCGTTCGCGGCTACTACCTCGACACGATGGGGGCCGCTGGCAAGAACGACCGCGGCATCTACGACGACGCGATTTTCGTGGTCGGCCCGGACACGTTCGCATCGTTCAACGCCAACACGGACCCGAGCGCGTGGCGCTCCGGTGTCGCGTCGCTGCTCCCCGGCGTCCACTGGTATCGACCCGGGAACCACGGGATCACTCGACCAGGCGGAGGCTATCCGGCGTTCCGGCCCGCCACGAAGGGCGAGGAACTTCCGGTGAAGCGCGACGGCGAAGCGAGCGTCCCGAGCAAGACGCCGGGCGTGGCGATCAACATCCACAAGGGCGGGTTCAACACGACCAGCTCGCTCGGGTGCCAGACGATCCACCCTTCGCAGTGGGACGCGTTCCACGCGCTCGCGACGATGCAGCTCAAGCGCACAGGAATGAAGGTGTTTCCCTACATCCTGATTGACGGGCCGATCGCGTAGGAATTTCCTCGACAACCGGCCGCATGGTGTCACCCTGCACCTGCATCATGGTTGGTGCATCGCCCGTCCCCTACGCCGAGACGGCCTCTGGCCTAGCGATGGGGGCGGGCACCTCACCAGCCGATCAAAACGCGAGACCGGAAAGGGCAGGACGAAATTGGCTTCGGCTTACGGCATCCTCTAACCCTCAAGGCTCGCACCAATCGTGCGGTAGACTAACGGTCAGTCATCGGTCTCATAAGCCGATCAAGCGGGTTCGACTCCCGCCCGCGCAACCAGTTTCAACAGCCCGCCTCTCGGGAATGCAATCAGCCAGCTCGGCTCACTTCGGCGAGCCAAGGCATCCGGGGAGGCGGGCTCTCTTTTTTCTGGACATCCGACGCGGTCCTGATTGGGTGGTGGCCTCGTGAGTTTCAAATACGTCATGAAGTAACAAACCACCACCACCAACCATGAAACCATCCCATCTTGCAGCCCTATGCCTCGCCGGTCTTGGAATCGGCGGGATGTCCTCGGCCTCGCTCTCTATCCCGCCCGTCGCTGGCGAGCTGTTCCCAATCACCGCCAACAAGCACGCAACCGCCGCCGCCAATCAAGCGATGCAGATCGTCATGAACTACGACTTGCACCGCGGCGGATACCCGATCCAGCAGCACCCGATTTCGTGGCGGAAGCTCAACCAACGGCAGCTCCGCAAGAACCGCCGCCGTGCCCACGCCGCGGGCAAGCGCAACGCGTTCGCCTAACCACTCTCGACCTGTAGGGGGGTCAGACCAGACGCTCGCCATCCTCACCGGTGGCGGGCGTTTTTGCGTCTGTGAGACAAAACCCCACTCGACCCTCAGCCCGTGCCGTTCCTACCGTCCGACGATGCGAGGCACCGACGCAACAACCGGGAAACCGCT